GAAGAACGAACTAATGGAAGGAAGATTCTATGCTGAAAGATTCGTTATTCTCGAAGTAAAATTGCCATAATAGCTAATGCAATGTTAAAGATAACATTGTATTATTGAAGCAATGCAAATAATGCACATCTATAGTCAATAGTATCCAAACCTTTTTGAGCAATCTCATTCAACGTGAACCTATCAGTTTTCATCGCCTTTATCCATTTCGTCAAGATATGCTTCTTAACCTCAAAGCATGCACATATATCTTCTTCTGAATATTCTTTCAAAGCTTGCAATGCTAAGACATCGCGATACTTGTTTGTCATATTGGGATATGTTGTGAAACGATATGGTCTCATGATATAGTGTAATTTGAGTTTGTCGAGATCTTTTGGAAGAGTCAAGCCAACCCTTGCACCTTTAAACGTTCTATGATTTCGACCTTCAGCAGTAAACTCAATATGAATGATTTGGTTAGGATCGTTGATTGAAAGAGGTAGTTGAGCATATGGTTTGACTAATGCTTGAATCGAATCACAGTTCGCTAATTCTAATATCTTATCTACAGTACGACATGGACCTTCAATGTATTCTTCTCCTAACATGATAGCTCTAATTAAGTTCTAAGTGAAGTATTAGGGGACAGAATCTCTTTGGTTCAGTTTCTGGTATATCAAATACTTCAGGCAAGGCAATGATATCTCCCTCTTTAACTTCTCGAGGTCTCTTTCCTCTCTTGGCAGCTTTAGTCTTAGTTTTGATTAGTCCCCACCTTCCAGGAAGAACTTTACGTCTCAGAGGAGTGTCGTTGGGTTGAAATCTCCAAACCTTCCAATCATTGTTGCTACCACTAACTGTTGTTTGAATACAAAAAGGTCTGTATGGTCGAAGGTGTTTGAAACCCCTTTCTATTGCTTTGATATCAACTCCTTCTTTGCTCAGGATCATACAAAGATCCTTGACTTTGTATGACATAATCAGATCATCATTGATCGTTCCTAATCTTATTAAGTGCGGATAGTTCTTCAGCCAATGTAGGAGGGGCTTTAATCGCTTATGAGCATTCGATCTCTCGGGATTAAGATCATAGAGTTGATCTAGAAGTTTGAGAAATGGAGATTCTGTCATAAGAGGAGACTTTTCCAATACGCATCTTTAATAAAATTGATAAAGTCCCTTTTTACTTTTTCATTTGAAATGAGTTCTAGCGAAGATGAAAATGAAGACAAGTTCTATATGAATGGCGAATGTCCAGATGAACTCTATTACACAATAAGAAAAGCTGTCATAACAGATAAAGAACAAAGCCGCAGTTGGCTTGGAGGTTCTCCAACTCTTCCAGAAAACGTAAAATGGCCAACTTGCGAAACACATGGTGACTTACAATTCATGTGGCAGATCGAAGAAGATGACGGTCAGATATTACTATGTTTCATGTGCATCGATTTTCGAGATGTTCAGCTTCTTGATTATAATGCACATGGTAGTTCGTTATGGGCAAATGATGACTGTAAAGGTAAAGATTGTGACATATGTAGTATTGGAAAACATTTGTTGTTTGGATACAAGTTTTTGAGAATTGGCTCAGATGAAAATGTAAAGCTCGTACCAAAAGACTCGAGGATCTCCCAACAATATCTGATTCTCAAAGAGATAAAGATTGTGAAACCAAGCTACAAGTTCCCTCTTTTCAAAGATAACTATGTCATCAACGGAAGATATCTTCATTGGGATTATCATACTGAAGAAGACAGAAGATGTATGATAGAAGCGTGGAAGGATGCTGCATTCCTTTTGGGAACTAAAGGTATCATTGAACAAGATGAACTCGAGCGTGGTGGATATGGATATATTGTAATGTCTCATGAAGCGAGAGAAATGCAATTATGGTCCCTTAATAATCCTGGCATCTTCAATGTTTCAAAACACCAATTGCATATGGTACATAACATATAGTAATGATTTCATCGTTCTCTAGGACGATGAAAAGATCTGTCCGGCTGCAACCGAGATCATAGATCAATCGGTCAGTGAAATGGTGTTATCACAGACCGAGAATTGCCAATTGAGCTGGAGTGAACTTTTCGATAGCAGCTGGCAATGCTAACTTATCACGTCTCCACTTGTGTTCAGTTGAATTCTCACGTATATAAGCTCGGACACCAGGCTTACTCCAATCTCCAAACCTACCTGTTCCATAGTTACGTTGTAATGTACAATATGTTATTGTTCTATTCCAATTCTTAGGTCTAGGTTCAACCGCAATTTGCAAATAGATTCTTGCTTCTGCAGTTTTGTTACTAGCAGTCCTCATCGCTTGCTTAGAGTCGAATATATACATCTGACCTTGCTCTGAAGGTAGAGTTTTCCATGTCATAATCTCAAATCTTTTTGAGACTTCAAGCCTTGTACGATTGTAGAGTTGACTAACTTCCCATCTCACAGTACGATTCAATGTACAAGGAATCTTATGAACCATCCAGTTATAGAGAGCGAAATATTCCTCCATAAAAGCATTAGCTTCTGCCAAACTAAACCATTGATGATCCAAATGAACTATTTCATTCGATTTCGTATGAGCTTCGAATCTATAATGAGCGTTCAAAATATCATAATAAGCATCAAAGTTCTCTAAGACCTGAAGTTGTCCCGATTTGTGTTCTTCATCATTCTTAGATAGACATATAATTCCTGTATATCGAACTTTTCCATCTTGATTGACGTTCTGGAAACCGTAAATCTGTGCTGGAGATTTTATCGCTCCATTAGGTTTGACAATTGGAGCAGGAGGTCCATGAACATATACCACATCTGGTGTAGCATAAAGATCTCTGAATGTAGACAATACTTGATCAGATAATCCCAATTCTAGAGCTGAGGGATTCTCATATAATGCTACAACACCACTAAATTTGTTAATGTGAGGAAAACGTGAGTTTCCATTTTTCCAAACAAGGTGTTTATCTTGTTGATCAGCACGCATCTCTGGATTTGTAAACCTGGCCAAACTGCCATTAATGTTTGTATTTTCATCAAATACCATCGAAATGATATCTGATCCAATAGAGCGCGCGATAAGACCGCAATCGAAGCCTTCGATTACTATCGGTTCATTCATTTCGTTTTTAGAGAATAGATTTAACAAGTTTTATTAAGTCGATTCAAAACAATGATAAAGATGTTCAATTGAACATCTTTTTATTTCAATGAAGCAAGGGTTCCAAGCCAAGAAACAAATCATCAATCAATTCCAACTTTCGAACATCCAGGTCTTCATCAGATTCACCTATACTAGGTTGCATCTCTCGAATACTATCAATTTCATCCATGAACATGCTGCAAAAGTCTCTCATACATTCCGTTCTATTCATAATCATGAACCTAATCTCAGAATCATTAAAATATGTTTGTGCAATAGCTTCCAATGACTCATTAGGAATCCCTCCTTCTTCAGGAGATGCTCTGAAGAAGTCAACATTAATTCCATGCTCACCCGCGAGTTCAAAGAACTCCAAAACCTTAGCTTCCACATACTCATTCACATGATCATGAGTATAAATAGTCTTCAATTGTTTGATACCATGTGATATACCCTTGCTTTCAAGTGGCAATCCCATCCTTTCTAAAGCCCTCATCTTGCCTCGAATCTCCTCAATCTCAGCTTCATTCAATGGTCTGCCAGTATGAGGGTTACAAATAGTCTTTCCATGCTCTTCAGGTTCTAACAAAGCTGGAAAATCTTTTGCCTCAAAACAATATACATCATCGCCATCAATCAGCTCCACCAAATCTCCATCTGCATATTCGTACTCAGGTTTCGAAAGATATGATCCGTTGACACAAACAGGACCTTTGTGAATCTCTGCAGTACCTTTTTGTTGAGCAATAACAGTTCCTATGCTTCGACTCTTATCACGTAGTTTCTTTTCTTGTAGATTTAATGCAGTCTTGGTGAGATCCTCTGCATCAGCTTGATCTAAACGATGTAATTCCGTACAGATAGATGCCTTATCTCCATCAGCAGGAATATTCAATTCCCTAGCAAGACGCTTAAGATCCGGACGGACGAATCCTCCTGGTACTTCACATGTACGTCTCCAATAAGGTATGTCTTGAATAGCCTTAATTGCTGCAAATGTTGATTGAGAAATCATGCCTACCTCTTTCAGTTGTACATCGTCAAGACTAATACCTCTATTTGCAGTCTCAACAAGAATTCTATTCAATGCTGCACAAGATGCTGGAAATCCTTCATCCTTCTTATCTCTAGACAATAGAATGATACGAGTGAGATCGTTGTATGACGGAACAACCCCGGCGCGAATAAGACTAATAGCAGTAGGAATGTTATAAAAGTTGACAGATTCCATGAATGCTTCTTTTGCTTCAGCATAATTGATAATACCCTGATTCTCAAGGTTCGGATTTCGCATGTTAAGAATCACATCAACACATTTGTTCGAATGTTGTTCAATACAAGTCATAAGATCCGGAACCACTCGTTCTTCAAGATATATATTCTCACCATCCAAAATCTCAACCTCATATCGCGTAACAAATTCTGCAATGTCAAGAAGATTAATGATCTCCAAAGCATACTTATGCACATCACTAAAAACATAATCATCCAACTTTTTACGATTGTATGTGTAGAATTCAGCCGTGTCCAAAACTTTCTGAGATCTATCAGTCTCATGCTTATCAATCAAAGAAGATACGGACTCCAACTCTCCATCACTACATTTGAAGGCATCAGTCTGAACTACACTGTCTTTGTCATCTGCGGCATTGCGCTTTCGTTCAAGAAGAATAGCAGCATTGGTAACAGGAAGTCTAAAATCTGCACCAGCAACACATAACACAGCATATATCTCGCTGAGACGATCTGTAATATAGTCAAGTTCTAGTTCAACATTGACAACAACATTCTCATAATACTTGCTAAGTTCTTCTTCGTTGCTAGGAGCATATTCCCAAGCATAATACGCAATATGTAAGACAGTCATGCTGTTACTATCATCAGTTGTAGTTACGTAAAGATTAGGTGTAGCACCAAGCCTCAATGCCAATCCTACGAATTGAATATATTCGGAACCATTGATGATAGTTCTCTCAACTGCTTCAACTAAGAGATCATCTGCACCAATCAATCCGTCCTTGCAAGACTTCATAAGAGTATAGAATACATCATTGTCTAAGACATCAGGAATTACTCCATCAATCGCAATATTACTTGCTTCAGAATAAATCTTCTGTTGTGCTCCTTCATCGTTAGCTTTCTTAGCCTGTTCTAGCTTTATGATAAGTTCTTGAAGCCTAAATATGACCTTAGAATCCATTTATTGACACACAAATTTCTTTTTCACGTTCAAAATGGACATACCTCAGTTAACATCTATCTTTGACATACATCCAGAACAATACAAAAACTCCTTCATCATAGAAGCTGACAATTCTGTTTTACAATATGTCTTCAAAACATATCCTCACATATCTCAAGATCGATTAAAGCATCTCATCCAAGAATTAGACATCAAGCGCAATCTTATAATACCAAAGTCTTCACTCAAAGAAGGATATATCACATCCTTGAATGGATTTAAAGTGAAGATTTCCAAACACAACATTGCAGACCTCGAAATCTTAAGATCATACAACATCGGATCAAACACAATATACGTTGTCGATGGCATTCTATTACAACCCGAAAAACAAAATCTCATTGAATTACTTCAATCATCACCTCCGGAGAATGAACTACGAATAACCACATTTAATCTTGGCATCAATATCATGGCAAACAAATTAGCAGGAAGTGAGAAGCCTATGGTTAAAGCATGTCAAGCACGATATAATGGAGGATGGTCCAATGCTTCAAAAACTCTGGCTTCATGTACAAAAAACTCTGCACATTTTCTTTCTCAATACGACATATTTGGACTTCAAGAAGTCAATTCTTCATATGCTCAAACATTGTTCGATGAGATCAAGCTTGGAGGAGACTTCGAATTCCTTGTCTCCACATATTTTGGAAATGTGAACACAGTCATCGGATATAATGTTTCAAAAGTGGGACATGCAACTCTTCTCACTTCTAAGAACTATCACTTTCCAAAGGACGCCCAAACAAGTGATGTTCGATCTCTTCAAGCTGCATGGTTTCCAAACATTCAAACACTCTTCATCAATGTTCACGCACCTCATGAAATACCGTTAAAGGTTGATCTTCTTGAAAGTTTCGAAGATGTTGTAAGAATCACGCATAATATGAATCTTCCAAAGCCTTCAAAAATTGTGATGACTGGTGATTTCAATGATGATACAGGATCATTATTGAAGGAGACATTGAGTATGTTTGGAATGAATTTGAGAATACCTAATGGCAAGAAGTTATTAACATGTTGTACTGACTCAAAGTATATGTTGCCTGGAGACTACATCTTCACAACTGGAGACATCACATACTATGGTCTTCCTCAAGGTTATAACGGAAATGACATATTGATGTCAGATCATGATCCAGTTGTTTTGACGTTGAAGATGAATGTTGCAACTTCAAAAGAAACATTCAAACTTGAAGGAACGAAAGTTCAAGGAATTGTTAAGACGTCAGGTTCATATGTTGAAATACAACTCAAGCTTGATCAAGATTTACTTGAGAATATGGCTCGTGAATATGTCAAAGAAAAGAATCTCGGATGGAATGTGAGAAGACCTTATGCTTGGACTGATTATGATTCTATGCCACATGTCACCTTGACAAGTAATATGTCTAAGTATTTGAATCGAACAGTTGATGTGACTTTTGGAAAGACACATCATTTTGTTGATGGTAAAACTAGATGGATTGCGGTTGAAGCATTTCTTCCAAAACCATATACGTGTGATTATGAATGTCATATGAGTATAGGTCAACAAAGGATGTCAAAATAAACTGTATGTGCTAAATGTCATGTATTTAGACGAAACGTTCTGCATCTTGTTCGACGTCAATAACATCGATTGGTTCGTCAGGTCCAATACCACGTTGCTCAAGATGAGGTACAAGAGCACGTCTTGTACTAAAAAAGATTCCAACATATTCTCTATTTCCTCGCAAAACGAGATAATACCTTGGTGTTTCTTGTGGGAGGCGAATAGCGACACGATTGCCTCTCCTGTCCTCGGGTCTTTGTTCTACTTCAACGTTTCCATTTTTGCTCCGATCTTCTGATCTCGTACGCTTTTCTTGTTGCGAGAAACGTCTTTCGTCACCATTGAGTATTCCTTGCTCCAATAAACGATTATACATTATTCCTCCGACTCGGATCCATCGACCTGTCCGAGGATCGATGATCAAGTCTTTAACATCTGGTGCGTCCATTTACAAAGAATCTGATTATTTTGATATTTTAATAACCTAACATCAAACTCGGACATCACATATCGTTATGATTTACCGTAAAAACAAGGATTGATACATGATTCATTCTTTCTCTTTGTGTCTGAACTTTTGGGAACTCTTGAATGAACATACATAACATTGAATGTTATGCATCACTGAAACTTCAGAAAATCATATATGAATGCGATAATCATCATTCGTGTTTATATTTCTACAATTCCTGGAATGCATAACATTCAATGTTATGTACGTTCATTCAAGAGTTCCCAAAAGTTCAGACACAAAGAGAAAGAATGAATCATGTATCAATCCTTGTTTTTACAGTAAATCATAACGATATGTGACAATTATATTCATATAGCATTTTCTGGAATACATGACGTTCAATGTCATGTATATTATGCATCAATAGTTGCGTGATGTATTGCATGTTCAATCATTTCATGCTTTGATGCCAATGATAATGTCAACCTATTGATACCTTTTGCGAACCCTTCTAAAGGTCGTACTAAATCAATGACAAGCATGACAAGATACTTCGTTGTATCATTGACAATTGTATGAATATTTCGTGCATCGTATAATATACCATTCTTCTTCTTGAAGAGCTTCTTTGAGTCATCACATTGGATGTAACAATTGTCACCTTCACAAACATTTGTAGGTAAGACATATCTGAAGAGACCCTTAAAGACTGAAGCATGAGGTTTGATACTCTTCTTTGGTTCGAGAAGAAGGACATATACATTGATCCTCTCTTCAATGTTCGAAACGAATGCATATGTCTGTTTGCATCGTTCTATGTTTGGTTGAATATGATGTCCAAGTATCATGAGCATGTAAAACTTGAGATCATGATTTGAGACAACCTTTGATAAGGAAGGATCAATATGTTGGGCATCAGGTATAACGTTTAAAGAATTCAACAACATGTTACATTCCTTTTCAATGACATTAAAATTGCTGTGCAATGTCTTCAATTGAGGATACATACTCTCTTCAATGAAGATGTGATTTTCACATATCTCATCAAAATAATGATTGATGACACGAAACAATCCATATGGTCCAGACATTTCAACTACGAACATCAATACCATCTCTAAAACTATAGTAATAATTAATCCAGTCTTTTCACTCATTTATATGACGTGACTACTTTTTAGGTAGTTTTCCTCGAAGTATCTTACCACCTTGATCTTCAATAAAGCCTATCATTTCTTCCTTGTTAGAAGGTTTTCTACCATCATCTATAGTAATAAATTCAAGCTGGTCTAAAACTTCGTCTCCATTTTCTTCAACGTATTGTTTGAAATGTGTTGAACAATAGATGCGAATGCATTCTTGTTCAGTATGAGCGAAGCATGTAAGATCTTCTTCGTCGGGGTGATAGTATACCCAGAACTCCATTTATGATATATGAACATGACTTTGCAAATTCATATTTTATTCATTATAAATGGTTGATCCTATTACATTATCATGTATTGCCGGTGTTGTCACAGCAACAATGATTGGTTTAAATATGGCCAAAGCTACAAGTATTGAGTTGTATAACAAGAGATTTGAAATGTTTGGATACAAGATCATGACTATCAGAAGCGTTGACAATGGATATCAACATTTGCTCTCTTTGCTTCAATTGTCAGCAGTGATTAACATGTCATCTAGTACAACATATGTGAATGATAAAGAAACTGCATCCGACGTTCTCAGATGTGGTGTCATTGGACAAGAGTCTTCAACTAATTGTAGGATAGGCATTGGAGGTGATGGTAGCATTTATCTAATAGTATGGGATCCTTCATTCCTTGAACGAAAATGTGGCATGAAGTATTTTCGTGAGATGATGCAAAATCATAAGACTGATGAAATTCATCTTTTTGCTATTGATTGTTCAAAACTGAGATATTGAGTAATAATGAGATTGTGTTTTTGCTTTTTATGTTTCTTAAATCAATCAAGATGGAAGGAGCTCACTTTGCTCATGCTTCGATTCCTACATTTCCACACCCAATTGGTAACCCAGGGTCAACTCCGATATCACCTGGAGGTATTATTCCAAATCCAGGAGTCATACATCCAACTCCTGGTATCATTTTGCCTCCATTTCCAGCTATGACTCCAGGAGGCATTGTCATTGTGCCTCCTCCTGGAGGTTATTAATGTTCCTCATATGTTTCTTCTTGTCTGATGCAAGATTTAAAGAATCAAAGGTTTTTATAAACCATTGATATGGATGTCGAAAAGGTCACATTCCAAATTTCGGATGAAGATATCAAACTCATAGAAACTAAACTTAGTGTACCTTTCAAGAATATACAATGGTCTCGTGATAAGAGTGGTAATATAACATGTAAACGTGGCAAACTCTTGAAGCTCTTAGGAAATGAAGTGTATAGAGTGAGACAGATTATTAAATCTGATGATTATAGACGTACTAACCTTCAATGGAGTTATATTAAGCCGTATATTAATGAAGGTATACTTCATGTTCCACTTTCAGGTGAGAAGGGATTTGGATTCACTGCAAAGACTGCACCTGAGTGTATGAAGATTGTAGGATCTGTTTCTTGGACATTGAATCAAGGAGGCTATGCTGACTCAAAGGATGGTTTGATGCATCGTGTTGTCATGAAGAGTATATATGGAGAAGAAGCAATCAAGAGCAAAATCGTGGATCACATTGATGGTGATAGATTAAACAATCATCCGGTGAATCTTCGCATTGCAACATCAAAGTCTAATGCTAAGAATAGAACAAGTAACCCTGTCTCCGGATACGAAGGTGTAGAGAAATTACCAAATGGAACCTATTGTTGTAAAGTCAAACAAATTACAGTCTTCGAACATCAAGATCCTAAAGTATGTGCATTATGTTATGACTCCGTAATAACGTATGTCTATGGTACGGGCAAGCGACTCAATGATAATTTATCGCGAGCACCTATCGGCATTGGATACTGGCAACTTTCGATTGATATCATGCAAAAATTAGATGCTTTGAAGATCAAACATACAGACTTCCATGGCGTAAAACACTCACGAGATGGATGGAAGTCTAAAATTACTATTGATCTTGGATGTTATGAAACTGCAGAAGAAGCAGCTATAGCATATGATATGTCTGCGTTGATGTTAGATGCAAAGCTTCCACTTAACTTTGAAAACAAGACTTATACAGTTGACGAACTTTCAAAGATATTCTCTAAATTGTCCTTCCTTGCTCGCAAATGAAGAAAGTAATAATATTGAGATGTTCAAATGAACATCTTAATATGGAATTACAATGTAGCAGATGCTGCATTGAGAATATCTGCTAAGGTGTTCGGACCTCCACTTGAAAAAGTGAATGTGATATGTGTTCTACCACCTGTGGCCCAATTCGCCGGATTGAACAATGCTATAAATGTGCTCAATTGAGTGTTCAAATCATTAGTTGTAGCAAATGAATTGCTTGCAAAAAGTACGTTGTTGTTGAATGCTGGTGTGTTAATCAATGTAGAACCAATAATACCTAATCTTGCTTTTGTGCTTGTTCCCGTACCTCCAATCATAGTATTGAGACCTGTCACTTTGTCAGCTGTACTAACGGCAATCTTTGCTCCCACGGGATACATACTTCTCAAATAACTAATAGCTGCAGCTTGAGTAGCAATGCTAGCACCTAATTTATTGTACAAAACTATGGAGTAGCTGCTGTAGCTAAGAGTAAAGGAACCTCCATTTACTATTACACCAGAAATAGAAGCAGATGATAGATTGTAGGTTCCGTTTCCACTACCCAATCCTGCATTGATTGTGATGTTAACGCCTCCACTTCCATCACTTGTAGCAGCAACAGAAACAGTTGCATATGTTCCTCCATTTGGCAAAGAGTTTAAAGTGTTATCTAATGCAGTTGTGAGACTAGAAGCTTGTGAAGAGAGAGATGCTCCAGTAATTGTATTGTTAAACAATTGCATTGATAGAGCATTCAATGCTGATTCAACACTTGTTGTTGAGGATCCTCCAACATCTGCCACTACGCTACCAAGTGATGGAGCTCCAATTCTACTAATAATATCACTACTTGAACCTCCTAACAAGTTTTCAATGTTTACAAGAGTTGCCATTGATGTAATGGAGGGAGCAGAACTCAACACTTGTTGTTGATTCCAAACCTTATTATTAGTCGTATTAGATATAATTGCATTAACAGGATATGTCGTGCTTAGATAAGTCGCCAAAGCTGAAGCAGATGATATGGTTATTCCGCTCATATTGATAAAGGTTACAGATTTGCCAGAACACGTTAAAATAAATGTTCCCGCCCCTAGAATAGATGAAACATATTGTAATGCATAAGTCTGGCCTGATGTTCCATCGTTTGCAACAAAACTGACATTCCCACTTACATTAGTAGCTGCAGTTGTTATAGTCAATGTTACAAATCCTGATACTGTAACAACACCGTCAAGAAGAATGTTTGCACCATAATTTTCGGTGCTTTCCAACATTGCTTGACCATACAAAGTAGGTCCATTTCCCAATATTGTGTTTAAGGCTGTAATCTTATGCATTGTAGAATCAGAGATAACAAACTGAAGAGGATATGTCTGAGCAAGATAAGTAGCCAAAGCTGCTGCACTTGTTATAAGACTGCTTCGATTAATAAATGTAATAGAATCAGATCCATTGATAAGTGTAAAAGCTCCTCCAGAAAGAATATTCTGATCATATGTCATGGAATAAACTCTATTTGGCGTTCCATCATTGCCGGTCATACTAACGACAGATCCATTGTTAGTTGCAGCGGTCGTTACAGTAAAACTTGATATTCCTGTAACAGATAAGACTCCATCCAATGCTGCATTTGTAGCATTAACGATGGGAAGAAGGGTTCCAACACTTGGAGCATTTTGATCATATTGACACATATACTGCGCCATTTACATTATTTTTAATTTACTTGACACAAAATGCGCGTCTAAGGATTTGATGAAAAAGTAAATAGATCCAGAAGTATTGAAACGAAGAGCTGCAGAAGCTCAACTTTTAGTCAAAGAACCCTATGCTAAAATGATGAGAGCTGTCGAGAATGGAAATCGAATGAAATAGATAGCTGCCATCAAGAAATTCTATGATGTTGCGGAACATCAAACATCATATACATCATTACCAGAAGCTACAACAGAGACTTTGTCAGCTATATATCGAGTGGAAATACAGGAAACGTTGGAAGAGATGTTTACAGAACTCTTTTGTGATGTTAGGATAATCAAAAGAACAATCTTTTGATTATAAACTTGAATACAATGTTCAGCACGAAGATATCGAAACAAGGAGAACTACTTCGATATCGGTATGTTGTCGTATTGATATGCATTATCGTTCTCATCTTGATTCTTGATAAGAAAAGCAAACTAACCAGTTTTGAAAACATCAACATTAAGGGATTGATTGTCTACTTCATAATAGTAGGTGTAATATTTGTAGTATGTATGAATAGACAAACTACGAAACAAAAATTGAGTGACAATATATGGGATATAGGACATTTCTTGTTCTATTTTGGTTTGGCCTATTTCATTCCAAACAATTATCTTCTGGTGTCGACATTCATGGTTGCTTGGGAACTGTTCGAAGATTTTATGGGATTCAATGTTGGTAAGAAAGCTTGGATAGAAACCGATGGCAAGAAGATGACAGACATGATAGCTAACAGTGGTGGATATTATCTTGGAAATCTTTTCTTTGGCCGAGATCTGAATCATGCGGACTTCAAAAGACGAATCAGCAACTTCAAGAAGTTCATCAAACCTAAGGGAACAGATTAAAATTGAAGAACATGTCATATACATTGGAAAAGCTACAAGGAATAATAGAAAAACACAATTTGGTAACCGTCAGAAAACTTGCAACAAATGCCATGAGAGATCAGTGGATTCTGCAGATTCTATAGATGATTTTATATTAGAATTAAAAAAGGAAAAAGGCTCGTGCGTAGATTGTGGTGAAGCAAACGTTAATGTTTTACAGTTTGATCATATCGATCATTTAGATCGAGAAACAAAAACTGCAAGCGTGTCGAGATTAGTAAGTGGTAATTATTCAAAACAAACAATAGATACGGAAATTAGCAAATGCAGATTAATATGTGCTAATTGTCATAGATTGCATACTATTAAACAACTGGGATTTTTAGATAACGAATTTATACCAAAAGGTGAAGCTAGAAAGCTTCGAAAAGAACTAAATGCCACATTAGACAAAATAATTCAGATTCACGAAAGCGACGATCCTTGAAATATATTGCATTTGTTAAAATGTTCATATGAACATTTTATGAATGAGAGCGGTGAGATTTGCACTCACGAACCCGAAGGAGAAAAGCTTAAATTTTCCGCGTTTGACTACTCCGCAACGCTCCCAAATTTAGAAATTATTCTTTTAGACCTTCTTCAGCATGACATCAAATCCTGGCCAATACTTCAAAAAGGAGTGTGAGAAATGATGAATCTCTCTCTCACCTTGAACCTTAATGATATCACCTTGCATGGCATTGTGCATTCTTTGTTCGCAATTTATAGTTTCATCTATGTCGAGTACCTTTGCATGCATTTCGATCTTGTCAAAGATGCAAGGAAATGTGCGCAATAGATGATCGTTGAAGACAAGATCTCCCTTATCAGTCAAAATGACAGTCATATTCAATCCACAATTATTTTGCTCGAGTTCTCTCTTGACATAATCCAATAGCCATTGTCTCAATCCTCCGATAACGTATACTAATTGAACATTCCCAGCAGCAAAATGTTTTGGATCTGCATCCATAACAATTCTTCGATCAAGAGTGATCCAATACCGATGTGAATCAATGTAGACTGCATGTACACCTCGGGATTCAATGACAGGACCAACAATATCAGTGTCATTATCTGGTATTTTGTCAACTCTAATTACTCGACTCATTCTTTCTAAAAGAAAGAATGAATTAATTAAATGTCATTTGTTCTTAATAGTGTCAATAACGTTTCAACAGTTCGTACTGTTGATCAAAATGGAAAATACATAACATGCACATGTGCAAAGGACAGAGATGGCAATATTCGTACCATTACATACAACATGACAATGTGTTCTGTATTAGACATTGATCCAGGTCGAAATGCAATCAGAATGATCATTAGTGCTCAAAATTATGAGATGACATTTCCGAACATGTTTTCAGATATCTTTCTTGTATTGGGAGCAAAATTCACTGCAGCTATGACTTCTAGTTAAGGTTATTGCCATAGTGTTTCATAAGAAGTTTAATGAAACTAGTGCCACATCCATACATTTTGCGTATCATACAAGAATTAGAGCTTTCTTTTGGAATAACCCATGCTTCTGTCCACTCGGTATGAGCATATTCTTGTGTACTGAAATAAAAACATAACAATCTTCTGGCAACATCTGTGAAATTGGACTTATTCCAATGTTCACCATTTTCTTTGAACAACCTGTTGTTCTGAGAGTTATATAATGTAATACGTCCCTTTCTTGAAAAAAATAGAGCTCTGAATTGCAATTCAGGCTTATGCTTTTTATGTTCTTTGGTGAGATCAACTTGTATAATGAGACCTCCTTTTGAAGGATCTTGTTGTATGGATATGGATATTGTATATAACATTTAAGAGTTCCAAAAAGTGCATTTAATATATTCAATGTATAAAAATAATGGATGTACCTTTTTCGGATCGCCTTTTCACGAATCTCACAAGGAATTCAGGCCTAAGCTTCGAAGTGGATAGAACAGAAGTCTTATATGTACCTTCAGATAATGCTATTCAAGAACTATTCAATAGTGAACATGGAGACCTTGTGAAATATATCTTCAACTATAATTTTACGGCAACGAGAGGTCCAGACAATATCAAAACCATATTGCGAGCTATCATATTGAATCATGTTCAAGCTGACACAAATATTGGAGGTGGACATCCTACAGCATTAGCAACATATTGTCATCCTGCTTCATCATTCAAATTCTTCTCTAAGACAGAAGAAATGATTGAAGGTAGACTGATCGATATCGTTGATGGCATCGAAGTTGAAGAGATCATTGGAAAGAAACATTATATTGGAGGCTTATTGATGACACCAGTTCAAGTGTCTCTAATTCAAGAAGCTATGAGAACAAGTGATATCCAACAAGTGTTCTTACCAACAGAAGAAATCAAAACAGAGCTCGAAGGATTAGCTATTACTATCGGTACTGACTACAAGATAGTCAAAGATCTACAGCAAAAGCGAAATCCTCGAGCAGGATGGGCTCGAGAAATAGAAACACTTGAAGATAGATACAATGATTTGCGTACGTATATAACATATGTTATTGCAGTGAAAGATGTTCAAGATACACGTGTTAATCTTGATGAGACTATTCAATACCTACGTAACGTTGCAGGTAATATTATCAAGGATATGGAGAAGAATAAGGTTTGTCTTAACAATCAAGATTGGATTGATCTCGAAGACATTGCAGACATACCATTTGATGAGTATATAAGACTGTCTAATGGAGCATGTTGGGCAGTAGAAAACTTGATTGAGTATTTCAAACGTGAAAATGGATTCAATAAGGCTCCGACACCTTCATATCCGACGAGAACCTTGTTCAATCGATTTGCACCAGAGATTGATATGGAGCATCTTTTCGAACATCCTATAGCTCAAGCTGAAGATCTTAGAGAATGGTATAGACTACGATGCATAAGGTTGCGTGCGAGTTCACTTATTATTTCAGATGTTACAATGCAAACTTTGAAGAATGCATTGGAACGTATGGTATCTAGAGGTCCAGCATTTGTTGAAGCTTTGACTGAATATCTTTCACCTGATATGATCGAAGCATTACATAGATCACAAGGTTCGATAGAAAGAACTGGAACATATGCAAGGAAGATTAAAGAGATTATTGATGACAAGATCAAAGTGGAAGCAGTAGCAGGATTTCTCATATATTTAGATCAGATAAGTGCTGAAGAACGTACTGCACTTGAACAATTTGAGGTTCAGATTGTTTCAATGGTTAGATCTTGTGCTGAAGGAGGAGCATGTGTTTGGTATACAGCTGATATCTTCAGAAACCTTTACAATTCTATTGCTGAAATTAAGAACATTCCTAAGGTTTTTTCAGGAAAAGCTATGTTTGATCATATTACACCAGCAATAATAGAACTACCTCCTATACCTCAACGTCAGCCTCAGCCAACTCGTAAACCAACAAGAACGCGTCGAGGTGCAGCAGTAGAACCTGCACCTCAGATACAACAATCACCACAAAGAGGTACTTTTATTGAAGCAGAAGTTATATTCACATCTACATATGCTTCATTAGTGATTAATCTTCCTCCAGCTATGCAAGCTGAGATATTAGTTTATGCTCGAGCAAATCAACTTGGAGAGATGAGAGTTATTATGAACAATACATTACGTTTGAATACATATCCTCTTCCAGTTCAAGGAGAAAAGAGAAGAACAATCACAATTAAGCTTGGTACTCTTGAGCATATTGTTCGAAGACCTGATAATAATCCTTCAATATATCTTCCTATTGTTCTTCCAGAAGCATATACATGCAGAACCAATGTATGTAAAATTCTTGTTGGTGAAAGAATTAGGAACTGAAATAGTATTTTAGTCAGTATACTGACTAAAATGGATCTCACACTTGCTTCATCAAGTATTGATGAATATTTGCGTCACGAACTTCCAAAAGCTGATGTTGAAGGATGGTCGATTGAACAACAAAAAGCAGCAATGTTAGCTATTCAACAAGACAAAATGAATGAAGCTTATGCAGCAGACATCAAACGATTCATCTTAACCATGAAGTATGGCAAAACAATCGTTTACATGCATGATGATAGAGATCCAGACGATATTTATATCATAATTCTTGGAGAGGGAGACGAAGAAGATCTAAACTCTGATCATTGTTCTTTTATATTTTGTCTCTATACAAGAATTCCAACGTATAACATAACTAACATTAGATTGGACAAAAATCCGAACAAAGAGAGTTGGAAAAGAGTGTTCAATATGTTTCCTTACAATGGCGGGCATAAAGTATATCGGTTTTTGGGGGTTGAGTTGGGACGAAAGATCAAATCAATGCTAGCTTGATAGTCTCATATGAGACTATCATTATTTGTTAATTGAATATAAAGCTTTAGTAATTTCAGAATCGAAATCAGAAATATTAGTAACAATGGATGTACCATCTTTGCCTAGTGTGATACCATTTAAGGTCATGGGAGAAAGATATGATATTCCTTTGTTCAGTATCAGGAATTTTCCGCTTAAAGATGCCTTACTTAACAAGTTAACAGAGAAATATTTAAACGGATTTTGCACAGGGCAGAATGTCAATATAGTATTATCTCCTCAAGGAGAAATTGTTATCGAATCATTCAAACCTATTGAAGAATTAAAAGCATTAAACGAACATAACAATCTCAGCAAAAAATCTGTGGTTCTTTCTAACTTTGATAAGATCGTAAAGATTTATATTAACCCTAGTATAACATTGTTTGAACTTCTCGAACTTCAAGCTGTTGTTTACAAAGCTCAAGCTTCTATTCTTGCTAATAATCCAAAACTTTTAGAAAAGTCTCCTCAATACAATTTCATTCGAAAATCTAACTATAAGAACTTTCTTCAAGAATTGGATTTCTATGGTGTAGCTTCTCTCTTTCATTCAGATTTGATCAAAAACGGAATAGATCAAGATATCATGATTAAGAGATTCAAAAAGAATCTGGCTAAACGTTTTGGAAGTATATCATACTCGAGAATCTTCATCCAATCAATCTTGTCATTAGGAGGGGTTTTTTCAGGGTCGCTTCTTTTACAAGCAATCACTGGTGAAGATTGGAAATCTTACTTTCCACGTGATCTAGATATCTATGTGAACGAATATACATTGAAAGGAATGTTAGAACAAAACAAGAAACATCCGCACAAACGTTATCATAAACATGAACTATTTGTTCAAGGTGCAAAAACTATTGAAGAGGGAGTTATTAAACATAATGGAAATGTTCGCATAGATATTTCAAAAGCTGCGGACATAGTAGATACTTTTGAAGATGCAAATAAAATAGCTATGCGGAAAAACATCGCTGAACATATATGTGAATATATAGACGCAAAGAAAGTGACAATTACTGAAGATGATACAGAAAAACATAAGGAATATAGTTATACGAGCAATATTTTGTATGTTATTAAGTTTGAAATGATGGGTGGATTCAAGGTTGACATGATCGTCTTGTGTTGTACAGTTCCATATCAATTGGATATGGACTTTGACTTTGACTTCTGTAAGGTTTATTTTGATGGATATGCTCTTCACGCATTGAATTGGAATGCTGTATGCAATAAACGATCTATTGATAGAAGCTTAACAATGCGCGAATGTACATATGCATCAAGAATTGATCGCATAGAGAAATATTTCAGGAGAGGATTCGTTGTTATGGCAAATGATACAGAGAAGTATGAGAAGCACAAATCTGCAACAAGACACAAAGTAGTCAAAGTTTATATCGACAATCCTCCTGCACAAACTCTGACAGACAATTCATCCACAGAACAAGTCAATGACATATTCAATCTATTAATACTTTGAAACTTATCATCGATATAATTGACTAAAAAAATTGTTTCTCTTTCATTTTTTGAAAGAGAAACGAATCAAGATGACATCAGCTATATTACGCCTTCCTAGAGAGGCTTTTGAAGCATTCATTATGAATTTCGATCTGGTTACTTTGTTGAAGCTCGGTGCTACATGCAAAAGATTGTATGAACATCTTGGATTGAATATGTATTGGCAGAAGAGAGCTCAAAGAGATATATTTGAATACATGGATATTGATCCAGAAGACATGCCTCGTCTTAAGTTGATTCTTCAGATCGAAGCTGAAGAGCATCAGAAGAGAAATAAGGGTTCCTTACCATCATGCTTTTGGCGCAAATGGTATATGGACAGATATAGTTGGGAAATCAATATATTGTATCCTCTCTATACCACGATTAAAAAGAATGATAACGATATTAAGATTACAATACCCCGTGTTGGTACCCTTTTTCGCAGAGCAAGAGTAACGGATAATACAGTGAGTGTGGCTATTGATGTTCGGATTGCTCAAAAAGGAAAACATAAGGGAATGGTTACTTCTGTTGTCATTGCAGATGCAAAAGAAACCTTACAAGAATGCAGAAGTAGGCGTGGATGTACATATACACTCGAAAACAAGAAGACAATAAAGCTTAACGAATGGGGTGGATATACAGGAGGCTATAATATTGTCGAATAAGATTAGGTTTGATGGAGTTTTTACTCCAACAAACAGTTGTATATTTAGAAAGAAAGTTTACTTGGCCTTGGCTGCTTTGGGAGCCTTGTTCGGAGCAACGTGATCCTGGAAAGGTTGCTTCTGAGTATCGGGAAGCTCCTTCCACTCGGCAGCAATCATCTTGTTGATGTCAGCTCCAGAGACGCCAGGGTTCTCAGCCTTCAGAGTATCACGACGAGTAGAACCGTAGTACTGATATGCAGACTTGTAAGTCTTCGCGCCGTTGCTATCCTTCTTCTTCGACTCTGAGTCTTCAGAAGAAGCGGCGGAACCACCAGCAGCCTTCTTGATCTTGTTGCTGAGGGAATTTCCCATGTTGTGATGTTGCTTGCACTTGCCGTCACACTCCGGTGCGGCAGGACGAGAGCATGGGTCTCCCTTCGTGGTGGTCGCGCTGCAACTCTGCTTTTCAGCCATCTCGACTTCTTTCTTTACATTCAAGGATTTAAATCTTTAAAAGTCATTTGATTTTCGTCTTCAAGGTTAATCAAAACATACCTTAAACGTTCAAAAATTCTCGTTTATAAATCTTCGAAAAACCTGAGAGCGCTACATATTTACTCAACCTTCTTTCGAGAGTGTTTATCAATAGAAAATTAACTTTTTTAGATATCTA